CGCCCGCGCCAGGTTTCCGATCAGTGTGTTGGCCGCGCCCCCTGCGGCCTCGAAGCTGTTGGAGAGAATTGAGCCGGCCTTCGCGTTCTCGCGGAGGGCGGCGGCAGCCGCGGGTGCGCTGCGCGCCAGGTTCGCCGTTCCTTTGGCTAAACCCTCGACCTCGCGGACTCGTTCACCTATACCGGGGATGCTCTTGCTGACGTTGTAGAACGTCTTTATTGTGTTTCCGGCTTCTTTTACGTTCTTATTTACGTCTCTGAAGCTTTTGTTTAATTCAGCGAAATCAATACTTATTTTTCGGGCCTTAGTCGCCTCGTTTACTGTTTTGTCTAGTCGCTTAATGTCCTTCTCAGCGTTCTGAGTCTCAGCCGTTACTTTGAGCTGAAAATCAGCCACTGACCTTCCCTATGCGCTAGCCGTATGTTACGGCCGTTGATCTGGCGGGGTCATCAGCGCGGCGAGCACATGGATCGGAATCAGGTGCTTTCTTCCGAGCTCGCTGAGAATGAACTTCGTCGGCTGGTCCGGACCCTGGGCCTCCGCGGTTGAAGACGGCCGCCAGTCCGGGTAGGGCAAGAAGTCCTTGACCGCGACTTTCGGCGCGGGGCGCTTCGAGCCCGAGAACCCGTGCGCGACCTGCAGCACCAGCTGTGTCAGCCGCGCCGTCGCCAGCGCGTTCATGTTCGCCTCGGCCTGTTCCCGCTGCTCGAGCTCGCGCAACACCATGCGGATCGTGCTCACCGGAGTGCGTAGGAACCGCTCTCGGGGGAAGTCGTCACTCAGCGCAGACGTGCGCAGGCGGATGTAGATCGCGTCCCAGTCCGTCGGCGCTGTGCGTAGAACTGCTTCGCAGTCCTTCAGGATCTCGTCGGGGGAGGGCTGAACTCCTGCTCCTCGTCCTCGGGCTTTCCCTCGGCTTCGGGCTTCGGCCAGCCGTCACGCTCCCAGCCGATCATGCGGAACACGTCCTCCATCAGCTTTGAGGGCATGGCTTCGGTGTCGGCTTCGGTCCAGTCCTCCAGGCGCTGCCAGTCCTTGGCCTTGGGGAGCTTGACCTCGGCCCGGTACTGCATGAACAGGGTCACGAAGGCAACCTGCTGCTCGACGGCGCCGACACTGTTCTTCTGGAGCTCCTCGAGCTCGGCGGCGTAGTCGTAGAGGAGGTCTTGATTCTCTTCGCTGGTGTTGCTAAGCAGATCGATAGCTTCTTTCGTGCTGATGCTCTTGTCTTTAGCAATACGCTGCGCCAGTTTGATTGACGCAAATGTCGAGCTGGACTGTTTACGCGAAATAACCTCGATCTGTTTGGCCTCACCAGGGACGAGGTCGTTGTACACAGGAAAACGGAAAGGTCCGATCTCGTGGTATCTCTCAACGGGGAACAGAAGGCTGGCGTACTTGCTCATCGGAGATAGGTAGAGCAACCTGCCAAGCCCTGTGTGGGAGTGGCTGGTTGATCAGCTCAGGCGGAAGTTCAACTTCAATACTAGCGTCGCCATACGCTAAGCGTATACGGTCGAAGGGATTCTGAGGCTCGACGTAGAGGGCCCCGCAATGCAAGGTCTCGCCCTCCACCCGGCAGTTCACTGCATACACAGACCGGAATGGGTCGATGAGGAGCTCGTGCTCGGGGTGGGTCGTCATGTGATGAAAAAGCCCCGCGTTAGCGGGGCATGAGGGGGTGCTTGACTCAGTTGAACAGAAAGTCGCCGGTGTCGCCCGGTGGGCTGTCCGACCAGTTGTTGAACAGGAAGAACGCGCTTGCCGGGGGCGGGCCCGAATCAAGCTGTGCGAAACGTGGCAACGAGCCCCTCCACTGGGCGCCGTACTCCACTTACGGAATAGGCACCGGTGCCGTCAACGGTCTGCGTGACGGCTCCGTCGGCGACGCGCAGGCGGTAAATCGTTCCGGCCGTGAGGTTGGCACTGGGGTTGATGGTCACCACGTTGCTCGCCAGGCTCACAGTTGCCGGCACCAGCGCGCCGGTCGAGGCAACCTCGAGGCGGTAGCCTGCGCCATCGGCCGGGTTCAGGTTCAAGCCCTGGACTGCTGTGCTGCCACCTGACGTTGTCACATAGGTGACAGTGAGGTCGCTGCTGACGCTCACTGACAACGAGTTGTCCGCGGGCGACAGTGTGGCCCACCGGCTGCCCGCGTTGATCTGCAGCATGCCGGATTGAATACCGCCGAACGACAGCGGTGCACCGCCGGCGTTGTAGCGACCGAAGACCGGGCGTCCTCGGGACATCATGTCGAAGGTGACTTCAGTCAAGCCCTCTGCTGACTTGCTCTCATTGAAGTTCATGAGAACACAGTTGAAGCCGGTGAAGTCATAGATGTAGTCACCGCTGGACCCCTGTGACTGGCCCATTTCCTTGAGGAATTCGACGTAGATTTCGAAGTCCTTGTTGTAACGGCACTTCTCGATCAGGGCGAAGCCCTCGTCGTAGTTGCCGCGGAACAGGGGTACTCCGCTCGCCTGGACCTCGGTGTCCTTCATGAAGTAGGCGGTGTTCGACGCCTGCACACGAGAACCAGTGATCAGGCTGTCAGCCCAGCCGTCATCACCTAGGATGCGGAACTCCTGGTCGTTGTCGTTGATCTGAAAGTTGGACTGCGTAATGGCCTGCAGTTCCACGTAAGACTGGCCGGCGTCCAACGTCGGCAGCGTGACGAAACCGTCGCTGGCACGCGTTGCGAAGTAGCGGCGGGGAGCGGTCAGTTCCACGGCGCGGACCAGGGTCCGGTGAGCCTTGTGGAACGACAGCCCGATGGCGTAGTCGGCCATGGTGGTGACTCCTTAGGGGATCGGGGGGTTCAGAACGGCCCCGCGGATGCGGGCCGTGAGGGCCTCGAAGGTGACCTCGGTCCGGGCCATGTACGTGACTGGGTCCCGTGGGAAGGTGCGTGCCATGCGCCGACTGATGTCGAGCATCGAGACCGGCATGCGCGTACCTTGCTTGGTGCCGTAATTCGTGAAGCGGACGTTCCAGCTTTCGATGGAAATGACTCCGCTGTAGGAACCTGGGCTTGTGATCGTGGGGACGTCCTCGATGACGCATTCGATGCCGGTGATGGTCCAGTTCGAGGGGACCATCGAGGCACCGGTGACGTAGACCGCGGGGATGCGGCTGCGGTCAGGCAGCGTGTAGTAGCCGGGCCATGCCGTGTACGCCTTGAGAGTGGAGCCATTGGCCTCGAACAGGTCGAGGACGTAGCGCTCAAGGTTGCTGCGCAGCAGCGTGACCGGTGGGTAGGCCGTCGAGATCGTCATTGCTGTGCCTCCAGGGCGGAGCGCAACAGCTGGCCGAACTTGGCCGGGGCCTCCTCGAGAGGGGCCTTCGTCCAGGGTCGGCCGGGAAAGCGAAGCCCCTCGGTGGAGACTCCGCCCTCGTGGACTTGGTTGGCGTACTCCACGGGCCAGGTGAAAGTCACGGAGCCGTCAGAGTTGACGACGCGTGTCTGACTGGCGCGCAGGCGGCCGGTGTCCACGATGTCCCGCACCTTGGGGGGTGTCGGGTAGGGCCACTTCACCTCGGAGATCTCCTGGGTGAAGCGGGCGTCGAGCCAGGTGCCGAGTTGGCGCACCGCCTGCGCGGTGGCGTTCTCGAGGGCCTGGCTGAGTTGGCGCTTGGGGGCGGGCATCAGGTTGGACCTCCGACGACGCGGAACGTGCCTTCGATCGACTGGCGCAGGTCGCGGCGGTGAGCTGCGTCCATGGCCAGGTCGAAGACCAGTTCGAAGCGCCCGCGGTAGCCGTTGACCACGGCTTCGGCTTGCGCGCCGTTCGTGATCCGCGGGTCGAGGGTTGCCGGGCTCAGTAGGCGACCACGGCAGGCGTAGGTCGTGCCATCGACGCCGCTCTCGGGCTTCCAATTCGGGGATTGGAGGCTGAGGGCGGCGAGGTACTCGATCACCTCAGTGGCCTGGACCGCGTTGCCCGTGGCGGCATCCGTGGCGGCGTAACCGGTGCCCACTTCAAACGCCAGCTGGGCGTTACCCCAAGGCGCGTAAGCGGAAACCGTGCTTGCCGGGATTGCCATGGTCAGAGGGCGAAGCCGCTGAGAGGGAGGCTGTCGAGCAGCCGCTTGTACTCCTGGCCGTAGAGCGTGGTGGCGAAACCAATGCCCATGGGGGTGCCGGAGGGTGTGCCAACCTGTTGGCCGATCTGCATCGTCCGAGTGGCGAGCAGATGAGCCGCCAGGTAGCTGACGGCTTCGGTGTGAACAGTTCCCCACGTAGTGGCCGGAGCGGAACGCCCGGCCTCGGTCAGCGCCCCTTCGACCACCGAGAGCAATTGCTCGCCGAACTCGGGGAAGCGGAGGAGAAAGGCGCTGGACGTGGGGACTGCCATCAGCCGTTCCCTTCAGTGATGGCGCTGATGCGCTTGGCGATGGCGTTCTTCAACCGGATGCGGGAGTCCTTGGCGTCCCAGCGGCGCAGTTGGTCCAGGTCGAAGCTGGCCTCCACGAGGTTCATGGCCTCGGTGAGGGGCAGGTCGGCGATGGAGTCGTGCGCGACTGGGGTCGTCGTGGCCTCGGCCGCGGGCTCCTCGTCCTGGATGCGCAGGGCGCCGAGGGAGAGGAGGTTCTTGACCACGTCGTAGTCCTTGATCCTGTTCCAGGTGTCCTCGGGGAAGTCACGGGTGACGCCCGAGGTGACTTGGATGTGATCAGGAAGGCCGCCGCCATCGACGAACGAGAAGCCGATGGTGCACTCCTTGTCCATCGGAGGGTTTTCAAGTTCAGGGCGGTAAACGATGATCATGACTAGGTGTGAAGAACAGTGCAACCCATTCAGGGTAGGTGGGAAAAGGCGAGAAAAATCAAGCCTTTTCCAGCACCATCGCGCTCTTGGGGTAGTAGAGCGAGAGACCACCAACGCGGGCGTGGGCGGCCACCGTGAACTCGAGGGCCTGACGCAGGGGAGGCAGGAACTCCAGCGGCTGCGGGACGTGCAGCTGCAGCTTGTCCGGGCTGCGGTCGTACACCAGGATGCGGTCCTTGGACAGGACGCCACCCGACTTGGAGGCTTCGAGCTCGTTGATGGGCTCGATCGCCGTGATCATCGGGTTGGTGCGCAGGTAGAACTCCATCACGGTGGTGTCCGAGGTGGTCGACCTCGGGGTGGTGGAGATGATGCGGTACACGTTGTAGGGCACCAGCATCGTGTTGGGCATCTCCTTCATGTTGGAGTTCTGTACGAGGCGGGTGGGCACCTCGTTCAGCAACGACAGCATCTCGTCGGTGGTGGTGCTAGCACCATCGAACCACTTGTCGGGGACAAGCTTGTCGACTTGGTCGTTGTTGAAGAAGCCCTTCATGCCGGAGGCAGCGTCGCCGAAGTAGGCGATCTCCTGCATCTTCTCCTCGTAGGCCCGGCGCACCGCGTTGGCGCGGCGCTGCTCCAGGTTCATGCCGGGCACCATGGCGGCGGCACGGGTTTCCTGGATGGTGTAGGCGAAGGAGCCGCCGATGCTGCGAACCGGCAAGGTGACTTCCTTGCGGAGCACGTCAGCGCGGGGCAGGTCTTGTCGCTGATCACCTTCATCGAGCCTTGCTTGTCGAAGACGCGATAGGTGAAGGAGTCGGCGCCGGGACCGACCTCGGTGGAGATAGGGATCAGCTGGCTGTACTTGATGTCGGCGTACTCGACCTCGAACGTGCGGCTGAGAATGGTCTCGAGCTCACGGGCGAGAAAGACGCCGACCTCGTCGTTGCGAATTTCGGTGGTCATGGGAGGAAGCTCCGGGATCAGTCGGCGGTGAAGGTCATACCGGGGATGTCAATCTCCAGCAGGGCCAGACCAGCGGCCGAGGTCTCAGACACCCAGCGAGCGCCGGCGGTGATCTGAGTGGTCTTGGTAGCGACGCCGGTCTTGGTGAAGCGACCCAGGAAGGCGCCGCTGACGGTGCCGGAGTGGTCGGCGTTGAAGAAGCGCACGGCATCACCGAGGGCGATGGCGGCGGTGGATCGCACCCAGATCACGCCCTTGGAGACCACGTTGATGGTCTCCTTGTCGGGATAACCGATGCGTCCGTCGGAGTACACCGGCGTCGGGACGGGGGTGTACGACATCCCCAGTTCGGCGCCCTCGGTGACGAGCGAGCTGACTGCAATGCCCTGGACGTTGGTCGTGCCAGTAGCGATCTCGACGGCGTAGGCGTCGTTGCTGGTCGGGGTGTTGTCGGTGGCGACCAGTACACCAAAGGGAATGGCGGCGCCGGACTGGTTGCGGTAGCTGCGGCAGACGTAAGCCTGCAGGTCAGCAAGCATGCCCTCGTGACCGGCGACTTCGCGCAGCGGGTAGCTGCCCTGAGCACCGGTGGGGTTGGAAACAGTAGTGGCGGTGAATGCTACGGCCATGGAAAGAGCTCCTTACTTGGTGGCAGTGAGGGGACGCTTCCAGGCATCCGCCTGCTTCGCGCGGTAGGTGTCCACCGGGGAAGCGGGGCTGCGGCCGGCGCCCTTGAGGGCATCGCGCAGGTTGGCGGTGCTGTCAGCGCGGTCGGCAGAGTCTTCCTTGGCTTCGCCGTCGCCGGCGTCCTCGGTGTCATCGCCTTCCTCTTCGTTGCTGTCGTCCTCGGAGTCGGCGCGAGCGACAAGGATGCCCTCCACGACGCCCTGGATGTAGGCGGGCTCAGCGTCTTCGCGGGGGGCGGAGCCGGTGAGGTTCTCGAAGGCTTGGGTGTACAGAGCGGCGTCGTCGATGCCGTCGAAGTGGAAGTCTTCGGCGAATGCGGGAGCCAGCTTCTGCAGGGTGGCGAGGCGGGCGGCGACGAGTTGATCGAGCTCGGCGGTGTCGATGCGGCTTGCGCCGGCGTCGATTTCGGCCAGGCGCTCTTCGAGGGCGTCGGCGCGGCCTTCAGCGGTTTCTTTCTCGAAGGAGACGGAGTCGAGGTCTGCTTGGAGGGCGTCGAGCTTGGAAGAAAGCTCGTCGCGCTCGTCAGTCACAGCTTTGAGTTGGCGCCCCATGTCCCGTGCGAAGGACTGGACCGCGGTGGCTGCTTCTGCGGGCAGATCGATCTCCAGGCCGTCGAGTTTGACGGTGGCCATAACGGGAGATGCAGGTTGACAGGGCTGGAGCGCCGATCCGCTGTCGCGGATCCACTCGGGATCGAAGGAGACAGCGTCGGCCGCATCCATGCGATCCATTAGGAGTCGAACCTCCGGGCCAGCCCGGCCGCGGGGAACGATGGCGATGTGGTTGACCCGGATGTTGCGCTGGACGCCGGCGTACTCCTCGCCCTCGGGGGTGAGACCGGGGGTGGGGTCGAAGTCGACTTTGTAGCCGGCGGACACCTCGGTGGCGTCCTTGCGCTTGATCTTCTCGATGGCGTCTTGGTCGGTGACAACCAGGGCGACTTCGACGAAACCGTCGTTGTACCGGACCTGGCTACCGGAGTAGCCGATCTGGAACTGCTTGGTGTTCGCCGAATCGAGCAGGACCGGGGGGTGGCCCCAGGTCGCGGGTTTCATGCCGAACGTCGTGAGGGAGTCAGGGTTGCTGACCTCCTCCGGCGGACGGTATTCCCGAACTTGAGAGCCGTCTGCACGTCGGTAGAGCTGGGTCCCCGTGCGCGCCGCACGACACCAGACGCGGAGGTAACCCTCCTCGGTGGTTTCGCTTCCCGTGATGGGCGCGAAGTCGTAACGAGAAACAGACGTTTCCATGGCGTCAGATTACGTGATTTCGGTGTAGTGAGTAGCCTTAAACGGTGAGCGAGTCAGCGGTGTGGCCATTCACAGGCAGCTAGAGCTATGTCGCAGAATTCGTGGCTTGCGTATTGCTGCTGGACTGACTCAAATGCAAGTTGCAGAGGTGCTAAGAGTCAGCCAAGCTGCTTACAGCAGGTTGGAACATGGTGAGATTGAGGTATCGCTTAGTAAGTTGTTTGCTTTGGCTGAGTTGTACAGGATTACTCTGGAGCAATTGATTGTAGGGATCTAGGCGTTATACACTTCTGTGTGCCAGACAACGGCACCTTCGGCAATTAGGCGGCGCTTGATGTCTGCAGCTTCGTGCACTGGGCATAGCAGAGTCTGAGCGCCGGCGCTGTTCCAGAACCACAGGCGGGTGAAGGCGTGCTCGGGGGGATGGGCGGGTTTCACCTCAGTCTGCTCAGGAGCGGCGACTGGCTTTGCCCGAGCACTTCCACTTCGCCCTCGAGAGGCAGAGCGGCGTGTTGCGCTCAGCGCCGGAGCAGTCGTAGCCCTCGGATTTCATGTCGCCGAAGCTGCGAGCGCAGTAGCGGTCGCCTTTGTCCGTGCCGGGGGCGATCTTGTAGCCCTTGGCGCCGTAGCGGACGGTGTTCTTGCGTCCGGTCTCGGGGTTGGTGACGGTCTTGGCGTACTTCTTGCCGTCCTCAGCGTCGCGGCGTGTCGGCGGCTGCAGCAGGACTGGGGCGTAGTGCTGGATGAAGTTGTCCCGGCGGCCGGTCTTGCGGTAGTTGGGCTCGTACCGGCGGCGCAGTTTCTCCACGGTGAGGTTGTGGGTCCGCATGCCGCTGCGTAGGGAAGCGCGGGTGGCCTTGCCGGCGGCGTGCATGGCCTTGCCGACGGCCATTCCTCGTTCGACCTCAGCCTGTGCTGCGCGGCCAATGGCGCGCTCGGCGGCTTGGTTGGCGCTACGCGCTTCGTTGTGGAGTCGCTGGGTCTTGGATTGGGGGCGGATGCCCTCCAAGGCGCCGGGGGTCAGCCGCATTGATGGCTTGCGCGCTGTGGCCCGGTGGACGACCTCGGTGACGGCACGCTGCGCGCTGCGTTGTGCAGCACCGGGTGCACCGAGGATGGCTTTGCGGCTGCCTTTGTGCAGGAGAGCGGCGCCGACAACGCCAGCGGTGAGTCCTGCGGCGATGGCCTTGCCTTTGGGGAAGGCGCCGCGCTGGTGGCAGGTCTTGCCAGCGGAGATGAAGCCCTGGCCGCAGGCGCGGCCGGGGGCGTCGAGGCGGAGCGTGGACGGGGTGAGCGTCATGGTGCGAAGCCCTCGGCCCAGACGGAGTCGCGACGCTTTGCGGGGCGGTGATTGCGCCACTTGAACGCAGCGTTACGCCCTCGGTTGACCGCCCCCTTGATGTCGGTGCCGTAGCCCTTAGCGAGGGTGCCGAGGTTCTTACCGAGATCCTGGCCTGTAGCTGCCACGTTGGCGGCGTTCTTTGCAGCCCCGGCCCAATTGCCGCGGGCCACATTGCCTATGCCGAAGCCGGTCTGCAGGGTCGGGTCGATCACAGCACGAGCAGCGCTGCGCATGTTCGCTCTCGGGTGGAGAAACGCAGTGCCAACGATTGCGGCCCCGGTAAGAGCCGCTGCGCCGGCGGCCAGCTTGACCGGCTTGTTCCACGAAGCCCTGCACTTGTGGTCTTTGGGGATACAGGCGTTGCCACAGGGCTTGGAGCCAGGACCGCAGTTCAGCTTTTTATTGCCAATGAAAACATCGCTGCGTACTAAAGTCGG